GGACTTATCCATTCATCACCTGCAGGTGGTTCTGGTATTGGTGAAGTGTATATCAATCCACCAGTTATTGTAACTCCACCTAATATTAAAGCCAAAAATGCTTTTTTATGTTTTTTAATCCAAGGAATGATGTCCTTTCCAAAAATAATCGTACCCGTAATGAGTAATAATAATCCTAATATCAACCAAATAATCATAATATTCTTGTGTTAACTAACATCAATAAGTACATAAAAACATTGAAATAAGATTAAAAGAGGTCTAAGCGACATTGTTATAAAATGATGCTATTGGCATTAGACTTATTAATTACTTACTCCACCTAACTATAAGTTACTTCCACATCGCCATTCTCTTGTATGTTCATAATGGTTTTGTGGTTAACTCCCTTAACTGTTTTTTGGTATCCCAATTTATAGATTCTCCACCTTTCAACTACTGAGTCTTCAGTAAATTGTAATCTCCTTCCACCAACTCTTGTACCGCACTCTACACATTTCCAATCGTTGGTTTCCTTTATATGATTATAAGACTTTCCACAATTCTTGCATACCCAAGTAGATTGTGCTTTACAGTTTGGACATATATATGTCTTTATTCTCCCACCAATGTCTTTTAATCTAAATTCGGAAATTAAAAATCTACCCCTACAGTTAGGACATATTAAGTATGTAGTTGTTCTAACAAAGTTAGTAGTTAAGGCTCCTATAACTCTCCTTCCTCCACTTATATTAACCTCATATTTAGGAAGAAATATATTAGACCTTACATTTATTCCTTTTTCTTTAACTAATCTATTGGCTAATGTAGGAGGAAATGGATATAATCCAAATTTAATAAGTTTATCCTGTTTTACCTCATCAAACAGGTGTGTATTTAAATTATATGGATCGTATTGTGGTAGTGAAGTTCCATCATTATAATGAGCAACCCACATAAATACCCACGCACCATCCCTTTTTTGGTGAGACACCTGAGGTTTGTATACCATTTTATCTTGCATTTTATTGCACGACTCCTCGATTTATCAAATAAAACATTATAACATATTTAACTAACTTCATCCCAAACCCAAGTGAATGTTTCTGTTCCTGGATTTCCTGAAGCTGCATTTGCTCCTATCCAAGCCTGATGAACTAATGCTTTTGAATAGACAAATCCTGCTGAATCATTTGGCGTAATCTTTCTATTGTCAACTGCAAACGCACTACCTAATGCATTTGCTGTTTCTGCATTTGAAGAAGCTGAATTCCAAGCAGAGTGTTCACCTAATTTAGCACCAGATGTTCCTACTGCACCATATGCTTGGTCATAATTTCCACTAGCTAAACCATATTCACTTCCATCACCAGATACATCCATCACTATTACCTGACCTGAAGCAATATCACTTCCCCAGTTAAACAGATCACCATCACAATACCATCTTATTGACGATATATACGTGAAGTCATATGTTCCACCATTCTGTCCACTAATGTATAGGAAATGGGTTTTCCAATAACTTGGATTATAACCAGAATCTGGAATTGGTATAGGATTTGAATCTCCTGGAGTTGCACTATCCATTGTACAATATCTAGCTGTAACTGAAACACCTTGACCACTGAGTAAAGTCATATTAGCAAAACTCCAAGCCGAACCATTCATTTCGGCTACAAATACTCCTGCTGGCATATTTATTTCCTTATTCTAAACATAATATAAATACATTATCTACGTTTCCTCGTACTACGTGCCTTCTTACTAGCTTCTATTTCTTTTTGCCTAGTATCTAAGATGTAATACTCGAGAAAAGCAATTCCGTCTGGGTTTTTTTCTCTAAGTTCTGATATTTCTATTGGGGATTTACATAGTAACTTGCAAACCTCAAACTCAATAAAGCCATACCCACTATTTACGAAATTTCTTTAATTCTGACTCAGTGACTCCAGTGCCCTTTTGGGATTCTGTGATTAATTCAGTAATGAAGTTTTGTAGAGTAGAGAACGAAACTTTCTCATTCCAGAATTCTTCGTCTAATGTTTCGTCTACTGAAAGTTTTGAAGCTATACCACTTAATCTCTCGTATATCTCAACCATTTTGATTAAAGCTTCTGGGTCTGCACTCCCTTCATACTTTGCAGCTTCTGCTGATAGCTTCATTATAGTAATCATTTCTTTATTAGTCGGTCGTCTTGCAAGAATAGTTCTATGAGTTTCTGATGAAGTATCAAATGATACCTTAAGCAAGTCTGCATCATAGTCTCCTTCTATTTTAGACCTAGTAGAGATGAGTCTTGTTGCATCTTCCATTCTTTTCTCTTGTGTTGCTTTTCTCTTTTCTTGGAGTTGTTCCATCTTATTCTTTTTAGTTTCTTCAGACATAACGAACCTCCATTATAAAATAAAAAAATACATTAAAACATTTAGTCTGATATTCTTACACCAGAACCTGCTACAGGTCTTTTTGTTATATTGTATGGATCCAGAACTGTAAAGTCTACTGAACCTTCTGTCACTGTACTAGCATCTCCTAGTGCTAAGTCGAATCCTGTAATTTGGCAAGATTTGAATACAAACCTTAAACTATGTGGTCCTGCACAACCAGAAATCTTAACTTTTGTACCGTTAATTAAAGCACCAACTGTAGTTTCTGCTACTTCGTCAGCCCATTCTGCGTTTGTGAATGACCCTTCAATGGACATTGATCCTTGACTAAACGAATTACCAGCTTCACCTAATAGTTCTTGTTCTACGGTACCTCTTGTTATACTAAGTGTAAAATTACCTAGTCCACAAGTTGTATGACTTTGACCACTAATCCAAATTTTTGCATTTTCACCAGTATACGTTTTTGGGGTTACAGCTGCCATATTTAATCACTCACCAATTCACTAGAATAAGTGACATTCTTCGGGTCCATAACTGTGAAATCGATTGAGGCTTCTGTAATTGTTGAAGCATCACCTATGTTGACATCGTAGTTAGTAACTTGGCATGATGCGAAACAAAACTTTAATGCACCAGTTCCGATACTACCTGATATCTTGATAACAGAACCATCTACGATACTGTCTAAGAATTCTGAGTTACCTGAAGCAGCAAATCTACAATTAGTTATGGAACCTTCAATACTTAAAGATCCTTGCGTAAAGTAGTTTCCAGCCTTACCAACTAACTCTTGTTCTACTGTCCCTCTTGTAAATGAGAAACTAATATCAGATACCCCGTATACAATAATATCTTGTGACGCAGCACCAATGTATATGGTTGCATCTTCTCCTGTTAATAATGCCATATTATCTATCACCTATTTTTAAATTAAAACATACATCATTTATTATAAATATCATATTTGTTCCATCTTGTCATTTTTCTATTAGCAGATAATTTATCATCCCAGATATCTGTATCTGTAAGTTTTTGGTATCCAGATGATATCATAGTCTTAGTTAATTGTGTTAATATATCATAATTCTGTTTTAGACTTTGTCTCGAGTATATATCAATTTGTACACCAAAATCTTCTGCTATTTGTCCTGAAGCAACTAAGTATCCTAATCTACCTACTGCATTACCACCTATTTGTATAATAGTTATACAAGGATATCCCTGTATTTCATTTTGCCATCCTAACTTTACATTACTAGCTGATACATGAGCAGTTATATTAGGAGTAGTAGTTATTGTATCGTATAGACTCTTAAGATGTTGATATGACATATTATCTAATTAATCCATTTACACGTGTTCCAACATATCTTTTTAAGTTTCTTGCCCATCTATCTCTTTGATAATATAATGCATCACCAAGAAAATGTTTTGGCTCTTGTCCTCTAACTTCCTCTACTAATACATCCTTACCAAGATATAGATAGTTTCCTTTCTTTGGTTTTATTGGAGTTCTAGAACCACACTCTACTGGAGCTGCGTGTTCTGACCTATTCCATAGCTTCCACTGTACATAGCCTTCACTAACTCCAATCTTCTCATAGTCCCACAAGTCTAAATTATCTGTTAATTTATCTTGTGGTTGTCCGTGTGATGTAGTTTCTCCTATTAAATTATTTCTTAAATTTTCCATTGCTGTATCTACAACATCACTCATAAGTTCTTGTATTGAATCACTAACCATATACTTAAACCCAACTCTAAGCTTTTTAAATCTATATAAAGACGGGTCTAATCCAGTTATCTTTATCATTTTATACCTAGTAAAGTTTTTCTAACATATCCACTTGAATCGTCATATACTTCTCTAACTCTATATGTATTTCCACCGTAATGTATTTCATCATCAGTAGTTATCGCTTGGCTACTAAGAAAATAACCATTGAATTTGACATCCTCAAACTCACCAGGTAGTTCTCTTAATTGTTCTGCACTTACTGGAACCAATCTACATTTTATTCCAGATGTATCAAATGTCATAGTTACTACATCCTCACCTAATGCATTCGAAGATATAGTCTGCGTATACCGTGCTACAGTCTTGTTTAGCAAAGACTCATAATAACTTTCTGTCATTTTTTCTCTAAATATTCTTTATGAACTAATCTATGACATCTCTTACATAGTGTTTGTAAGTTATTCCAAGTATGTTTACCACCATACTTAACTGGAACAATATGATGACAGTGTGGTGCCCTATTTCCACCACCTATCCTACATTTAACTCCACACATTTGACATATGTAGTTATCTCTATTAAATATAGCAAACCTTAATTTATTCCAGTTCTGTGGATATAATTTACTAGGTCTCTTATATCTACTCATTAGCTAGTACAATACGCCACCTATTCTTTCCCCTAGAATATAACATATCTTCAGCCATTTGCTCCCATGATTTAGCTGATTCTGTAGCTGAAACGTGTTGTCCTCTTCCAGAATGAGCATATGTTACTTTATAGTCGCCTAGAGATAAAGACTCAACTATTCCATATTTCTTAATGAGACTGGGATTACCCTTAATTATCTTTGACATTACTATTAGTAATGCAGGTATTCTACCTTCAGCAACGGGAACACTAGTATAA